TGATATTCGCCGTCCGCACATTCAAGTGTGCCGGCAACGAACCATCGATCTGGAATTGCTTGCCATGGTTTGATGCGCATAGTCAGGTCCGTCACTCAGGGCTGTGCTCGTTGTGATATCGCGCAGCGGCCGCGTTCCAGCCTTCGGCGTAGGCACAGCGGATACGGTTCTCTAGATACTGACGCATCTCCGGCGGCGCTCGAAGCGTGGTAGGGTCAATGCTTGCTTTCCCTTCGTCGGACTCGATATAGCTATCCACGGACTTTTTGTAGAACGACTTCATGGCTGCTCCACGGGCTTGCCCTGAGTGGCTAACGCGGCCTCGCAGTGACGCCAGCCCGCCGCGAAGGCGATCTTGAGTCGGTTTTCAAGATAGACGCGCATCTCTTGCGGAGCGCGGAGCGTCGCTGGATCGGATGAAGTCATCCAGTCATCCGATTCGATGTAGGCGTCAATCGCCTGTTTGTATGGTGTGCTCATCATCGCTCCATTAGGAAACAGGTCCGAGCTGGTTCACTGCCAAACAACGGGTGACAGCCTCTTCGACAGTCAAGCAATAGCCAGACCACTTTCCACCAGTCGCAGTGGGGAACGCTGTGACTCGCCAAGTGCCCACCGGAGAATGGGAATGATCGGACCACTTCAGTTCGATCCGGTAGTGCTGAATATTCTTTTCGATGTTCAAGTCTGACATTCCTCACTCCTCAACTATGCGATAAGCCTGGCGTCTTCGAGCGCCAGCGCCTCGTGTGCCCACGCGCGGGCGAGCGGATAGGGCACAGCGTTTGCCAGTCCCTTCTGCAGCTGTACGCACGGAAACGGTAGCTTCGCTGCGGCTTCGTAGCCCTGGAGCCACGCCCCGCGCTTCGGCCCGTACAGGCGGCCGGCAACGACTGGATACGCCTTCAAAGAATCAACGTCGCCCGCAAATCTCGGCGGTGGTGCGACGATGCCGCGGTATGTGAACCAACGTTCTCGGCTCTGATGCGGGACGTAATAGTTCATCGCATTGAGCATGGTGTGCCTGGAATCAGGCAAGTCGATCGGGCGGACGTTCTCGAAGACGTACCAGTCGCAGATCATCTTCCGCATGAGGCGCTGCACGCCCTCAGTAAGGTCCGGGAACTTTGGTTCGCGCATCGCACGGAGCACGCTGTGCGCCTGGCACGGCGGCCCGCCGATCACGCCATCGAATCGAGCATGGTCGCCTATCATGAAGATCAGCTCGTCGAGGCTGTTCGCAAGCGGTTCGTCGCCGCACAGTTCCTTGTACATGGCGCGCATCTCGGGATCGATCTCACAGCCAGGCACGACCTTGAAGCCCATGTCCAGGAACGCGCGATCCATCAGGCCCATGCCGGTGCAGATCGACAGGATTGTTTGTTGACGTTTACTCATCGACGCAAACCGGCTCGCTTCTTGGGCGGCGGTGTGTAATTCCATTCCTTCAGACAGTGCGTGCACTTCTTGGTCCAGCTACCGTCGCTGCGACCCTCGTACTCGACAGTGCTTCCGGGTCGCTTCATGTCGTGCTGGCATTTGGATGGCAAGAGCATTTCAGGTTCTCTGCGAAGGCTATTTGCCCAGGTTGTAAACCGGCGTCGCGCCATTCTGGATGAAGGTACAAGTGGCTTTGCCGTTAGATCCGCAGACCTCGGCTTGCATCTTCACGGTCTCCAGTTGAATGAATTGTTCTGGTGAAAGGTGCATATCCTCTCGGTATGCGTTATCAGCCTTTGCGCGGGCTTGCTCCGCCATCAGGCGCTGGTCCTCGGCCAGCTTCTTCTGCTTCTCCGTTTCGACGCGCTGTTGTTGGGCGGCCGTCGCCACACGCTGATCTTTCACGGAATCGGGTGGATTGGCCTTGCCTACGGTGAGCGTGATGAGCTTCACCGGTAATCCCTTCTCGGTGATGAAGGCGTTGAGTCCCTCATGAATCTCGGCGTCAATGGCATCTATCGCCGTGGTGCTGATCGCAGTCTCGTTCATGCCGTGCTTACGGACCGCCTGACGCACCATTGTTCGAAATGGAGCATCGAGATTGCTCACATACCATTTTTCGCCGAATTGACTGATGAGTTTCACCGAGTCAGTAACTTGCAAGTTCAGTATCGCGTGAAAGCTAATCGGCACACCATCGCTGGTCATCGTGTCCGGAATGTCTGCATCAAATCGCTGCGGTTGCATGAACACGTCAATCCCCGTGGTGGTAATAGCGCCAAAAGTCGCGCCTGTAGTAACTGGGGATTGTTCAATGCCGCCATGACCGAAGAACCAGGGCTTCTTCACCAATACAATCTCGTGGCCCGCGTCCGGAGCGAATCGACTGCACGCGGAAAGCATAAGAACACTGACTACTAACATGATCGTTTTAAGCACTTGATTTTCTCCTGATGTAAAAGGGTCCAAGTCACCGGTTCAGACTTGCTGACCACGATTTAGAACACGCGACATGCCGCAGTATTGGCAGTCACGAACGAATGGCCGCAGCGGATCAGCCACCCACTTGTGCTCGCACTCTGTCGACCCGTCGTCGTTCTCGAATCGCTCTTGTGAGGGCGAGCCTGGAACGTTGCCGGCATATGGCAGAGCCGTTCCCGTTTCCTGGGCTGCTCCGAAATGCAGGTCGAGCGCACTCGGCAGCCAGTAACAAGTCTGATCGTGATCCACTGAGAAGAATCTCAGACTCGCCTGACCCATGTATCTGTCGATGCCCTTGAACTCGACGAGGCCGTGAGTCTTCGATTCGTATACCGCACCGGGAATGAATCTAGGCGTCATTTCTCTCTCCCTCGGCTGAGTACAGGTCGCGAGCCATTTTCTCGGTCTTGACCGGCATCGACAGCACGCGCGCGCGACCGTAGTAGCCAGCACCGTTGCCCTTCATGTTGTTGTGCTGGTCTCGACACAGTTCGGCCGCTGCCTTGGTGTCCCACAGCGAAGTGATGCTGTGCTCACCATCGCAGCTAACTTCGACTGCGAAAACACGTTGGCAAGCTTTGGTAGCCTCTTGGAATGCCTGGATCTTATCTAAGCTCACAGCTTCTCTCCCAGCGAAGCTCCGCACTTTCGGCACTTCCGATAACCATCGTGGTCGCAGCCTTCTCCCTTCGTTGAGGTAGCTCCGAACAGCTCGGCGTCTATCGCGTCGTCAAGATGCTTGCCATGCAGCCACTCATCCAGCACCTTGCAACCTTCCTTATCCCGCAGGAAGCGATAGCGCGCGGCGTCGACTGCGTCAGGGCTTGGCGGTTGCTTTGACGCAGGTGGCGCGGCGTACATATACGCTGCATTGAGCAGCTTGCGCGGCCACCAGTTCGGGTCCCCAATGACAGTGCCCGCCGGCATCTCTTGCGCGAGCCATTTACCGAAACGAGCGATGTGCTCATCTGTGGGCCAGCCATCTCGCGGTTCGGGAGCGGTTCCATTGACTGCAGCGACTATCTGTAAGGCTGCGGATCGCGCAGCTTGCTGGCTGTCGTCACAATCACCCCAGTCGCACCAGATACGTGCAATGACCCAATCGTCTTGGTCGACCAATGACCCGAGCACACTTTCTCGTTTCATCTCATCGCGGTCTCGGATGGCGTTGTCGCGCCCTTCCTCAAACCGCAGGGTCAACTTCTTCGATGGCACTGAGTCGCTCACAGGTATCTCCGTTCGCGCAGCCAGCGGCGCGCCCAAGGTTTATGTTTGTTGGTCATTGCCAGCGCGTAGGCATCCGATATGACAGGCGTATAGACCTGCTCGACAACGCGAGGGACGTGCGCAGCAACCTCTCGACGAGAGACGAGTGCACCTTGAATGAAGCGCTTCTTTGTCATGACCGCACCCAATCTTTGAGTTCGTGTTCCACAGTGACTGTCTTGGTAAAGCCGCCGCCTAGTGCTTTGATCTCGGCGATGAGTCGTTGATTGGTTTCCGCCAATACCTTCCGCGCGTTCTCTTCGCGGCGCAGGGATCGGCGGAGGTCTATGACCAATTCGCAAACCTTCCGCCACTGATCCGGAGTCAGCTCCCACGTGTGGTCCGCACGGTTGTAGAACGGCGTAGGCAACTCGTCTGCGGTGGGATGTTCTATTGCTGACATAGCATTTCCTTCGTGTATCCAGCCGGCACGCGTCCTGGGTGCAAAGCCAATTCTTCTGGCCAGCCTGCTTTTAATCGCAGCTGATATCGCTTGCATGCTTTGCAGTGCCTGGAACCATTAGGCGCGTAGTACGTGTTTTCTGCGTCGTAGGGATGATTTAGGGGGCAATGAGTGACGCGCAATTCGTGATGGCGCCCCTTCGCCGTCTTATCCGCCATGTTCCAATCGTTGTCCGCCAGAATCAGGTGCGCAGGGTTGCAACAGGGCGGGTTGTCGCAGGTGTGGCAGACGAACTGATCCTTATTCAAGGAAGTACGATGAACAATCTTGTAGACGGTCCGGTGGATTGATCGTGATCGCCCGCGATAGCTGGTGCTGCCATACCCCTTTTCTTGTGTGAACCCCTGCCAAACGAAACAGCCTGTTGCATTAACCTTCGTGCGGGCAAAGACGTTTTTCAACCAACGCCAGTCATATGACTGATCCGGTTCAGCTTTCCTCGGGCGCTTCCCTTCGCCATATCCAGCCTTTCGACACCATCGCCCGATGGTTGCCTCTGGGATGCCATGGTGGCGAGCAATCGCGGCATATGTCATGCCCGACGCACGATCGGCGATAACCATACTCAGCCGGTCCGAGGGAAGTTGACTATCACTCATGGCTGCGCTTTTTGACCTTCAAGTCGGGATCAAAACCGTGTCGTTCGCAAATATTCTTGGCGGAGGTGCTGCCTACACAAAAGGCACGCGAAACCTTAGCCCACAGATATTCGCCCCAGCGCTTAGCCTTCGGTTGAGCCCGAAGCCAGCGGCGCATCAGTTCGTCATCCGTATGTAACGGGTGGCGATCTGCGCCATCGAGTCGGTCCTCAGAAGGGACTTGCTCGTTCATGGCAGGCTCCGGATGTATCCGAGCGCGGCAGATCGGATGGCAAGCGGCCCCGCCTTATCCCAAGTAGATTTTCGGCCCTGGAGCTCGCAGAACCATTCATCGTCGATGGTGTCGTGACCGAGCTCGAAGCCGATATTCGCAACCGACATCGCATCCAAGATCAGCCCAACGTCGGCCCAGGTGGTGAAGGAGGGCGTGCTAGGTGTCACCGAATCCAGCCAGGGCGCGCTATGTTGTTCCCAGCAGTCGCCGTCGCCGACCCGCTTCCAACCGAGCAGATTCTCGCAGATCAGCTCGTTTTCTGCAGTCAACTCGTCGGGTGTGGGCTGTGCTTGTGTGTTGTTACTCATTGCCAACTCGCTGCGATGGTCTCTCTCGGAAGAATCAAAGGGCCTTTCCCCGTGATCCTCCTGATCTTTAGATCTGGGTACTCGGTTGTCCCCGCATGCTCGATAACCTTTCGGCGATCACGGTCCGGGAAGGAATTGCCACACCTGAACCCGGTATTTGGAAACAGTCACCCGCGAGGGCATGACTCCTCACGGACAAAGCTTTCTTGAAGCGCCGGCACTCTGACGCCGCACTGACTAACGTGCTTCGGACGGCTCCTATCGGAGCGGTTGAACTCGACGCACTCCGCGGTCGTAAATCCGCCGAGTGATGGAAATATTGGCGTGACCGAGGAGCAGCATGGCTTCCTCGACGGTTTTGCACTCGCTCGCCGACTTGGCGCGAATGTCGTGATAGCTGAAACGCTCGTTCCCAAGCTTCGCCCAGCGTCGCTGGTAGCGTTGCCAGATGGCTCTGAAGCCGTCCGACGTGTAGCGCTCGCCGTCCCTGCGTCGAATGACGTACTCGCCCGCAGGCGCCATATCGACACACTGATCCAGCACGGCCGACAGGGCGGGTGAGATGCCGATCTCGAGACGCTTGCCGGTCTTGCCCTGCTGTATCTGGATGCAGCCAGCAGTTCGGTCGACCTGCTCCCACTTCATCGAGAGCACGTCGCCCTGACGTTGCCCGGTCAGCAGCGAGAGTTCCATCGCAATCTGCATGCGCCTGGGAACCATCGCCTGGAATGCGCGGAACTCGGATTCCTTGATGTATCGATCGCGCGGTCTGGAACGATGGCGCTTCACATCCCGGCAGGGATTGGCATCCACCATGTACCAGACGCCAACCGCCTGCGAGAACGCGCAGCTCAGGACGGCCAGCTGCTTGTTCCGCTGGATCCGCCCCTTGCGGACGTTCATGAAGTCGCGGAAGTCCCGCGGTTTCATCTCGTCGGCGATCCGCTCGCCAAACCAGCGCCGTAAGTCGCGCACATGCCTGGCGTAGTCCCGGGCGGTACGCGGGCTGAGCTCGTAAGGAATGTACTCCGATTCGAATCGGTCCAGGATGTCGTTGACGGTGACGGCCGGTGTTGCGGTGTTCATGCGCGCAGTTTTGCGCTGAGCATGAGTCCACAACAGGTATAGTTTGGTACGGGGTCAACACACCGCTGTTCATGCCGAATAAAATATGCTTGCTCATGTGAGCACCGCTATCACGACTTCCTTCCGGTCGTACCAATCGAGCTGACGCACAAGTGCATCCAGAATGTAGGTTGGTATCCGTTCGGCTGGAATCGTCTGCGTCCGCCGGTCGATCTCGTCATGGCAAGAGCTGCAGGCCCACACGCCGCACAGGTCGCTCGGCTTGAGCGCGACGCCGGCATTGCCGGGCCGTCGAATGTGTGCGAGCACGGTGGTTTCCGTGTTCCAGTTGCACACGCCTGGAATGCGGACCATGCAGCTCTTTCCACGAGCGAGTTCACGCAGCTTTGTCATAGATCCACCACATCGGGTCTGGGTCGGGCACAAACACCCCGACCGTCTCCGCTGATCGCTGCTGAATGAAGGCGTAGAAGTCTTGTAGGTCAAGGGTCGAAATAACATCGCGATGACCGTCATAACCGGTCGTCGTGGTTCGCTTGGGGCGCTTCTTCTTCTGGCCCATGACCTCGTGTATGTCCCAGCCGAAGTACTCGCCACAGAAGTACTCGTGCAGTTCTTCCGGGTCGTTGCCGGTGGCTTCACGCAACGTTTTGTATGCGCAGCCCCACAGCGCCTTATTCTGCTGTGGCGACCGTTCCTTCTTCACGGAGCCAATGGTGACCTGAAATTCCTTCGTCACATCCAAGGTGGACAGGAACGCCATCAGCTTCGTGAAGTTGCGCACGCCTCGATGCAGGATGAACGTTTGCTCTTTCATTGGAAAACCTGTCTGTACTTGGTGCGGATCCGCTCGGCAGTTTTCTTCGGAACGCCGAGATCCCTGCACAATTCCGAGAGGCGCTTCCACTCGACGATGCGGCGGTATGCCTCATCGGAGATCTTTCTCCGGCTGCGCTTCGTACCGCTCATGCTGTGTGCGTCTCCCCGCGATCAAGGCCGATCTTCAGGTACTTCTTCCAGTTCGCCTTGCTGATGACTCCATCCTTCGCAAGCTTGTCCTGGACTGCTATGTATAGTTCTGGAAAGGGCTGCAGCTTGTCTGCCTCATAGGTCCGCAGGTCTACGGCGATTGCGTTCTCATCCTTGTCCTGATTAAGCAGGTCAACGATGGTCGAGAACCGATCAAGCACCATGTCATTGTCGACGCTCGATAGGTCACCTCGCGGATTGAGGCCGGACTGCTGACTGTCGACAACGATCGGCTCTAGTTGCTGACCAACCATTTCGTCGGCTGTGTGCGTGCCCCCGAGTTCATCCGGGAATGCCTTTCTAAGTGCAGCGGCCTCAGTGCACTTCTCCAGCATCTGCTCGGGCGCCTTCGACCAGCGGGCATTCACCTCAATCTCGCTGGTCTTCTTGTTATATGTTGTGGCGACGGCTTCGGCGAACTTCACGCGCGCCGGATACTCTGCGCGCATCTGTGCCTTCTCGTTCCACCGATAAACTACGATTCGGCACCATTCGGGGGCCTTGACCCCGAGATACTCGATTTCAGGCCCAAACTCGGCATCAGACTGGCCCAGATATAAGCCTGTGCGCGTGGCCGTAGTTCGGTACTCGTAGATGCCTGGCATCACCACATCGCGCCAGTTGTAATTTCCAGTCTTCGCGTCCCTGACGTTCATTGGGACGATGTGACATGGCTTCTTCATCGGATCCAACTGGCGCGCGACGCAGTAGTCCCACACCATAAGTACTGAGGTGGAATCGGCTCCAGGGAAGAGGTTATTCGCCAGCGTTCTCCACTGCGCTTCGGTGATCCCTCGGCGCGCAACTGGGGCTGGTAGCTGTGCCTCTTTCATTTCTACGACTGCGTTCATCTTCCAATTCCTTCCGAATCTTTCGACCTTCGATCACATCGCACTCCATCTTCAGAATGGAGCGCTCAGCCTCGTCACTTGTGGCCCACAGCTTGTCGTCGCGCACGGTAATACCTCCACGAGACCATATTCACGACGCGGTTGTTCTTGCGTGCGTGCTTGCGTTTGATCTCGATGGAGCGCCAGCGCCGCAGATCTTCGTCGTTGCGCTTGTCGGTGAGCGCTCGTGCTGGCCACAGACCAGAGCCGCCCTGGAGCGCCCATTTCAGTTTCCAGCGAGCGAGCTGCATGGCGTTCTTCAGATCTTGAAAGCCCTGCCCGAGAGCAGCTTCGATCTTCGCGGCGGTGCTCATGGGATCTCCCCGCGAGCAGGGACGCCGTATTCCCGTTCTGGGCTACGGCGTCGCTTCTGCTCGCTTAGTTGGCGAATCATCTCGCGATGCTCGCGGCGGCTCTGTTCCGCGCGCTCTTCATCAGCGATCAATTGGTTGACCTGTCGCAGCATCTCGCGAGAGCGGCTGCGCATGATCCCGATCGTCTCCCATGGGCAACGCTCGGTCCCCGGCTTCGCGTGGATGTCACAGTTGTGGACCACATCGTGAATAACTTGAGCCTGCTTCAGGAGCTCGTCATATCGTGTCATGGCGTAACTCCTTCGGTTCGTCGGCGACACCAGCCGCGAAGTCATGACTGACGATCTGGTGCGGCTCGGGATCAAGCCAACCGCTTTCGAGGTCAGCGTTGAACCGCAGCCAATCAGGATCGCGGTTCGTCAGTTCGATGGGATACGTGTTCACGCGGCCTCCGATACTTGCTCGACCCAATCGTTCACTGCGTCTTGTGCCGTTTCGCCCAGCCCAATCGGGCAGCCGGGCTCGTAGTTGTCGTCAACGGCGGTCCACTGGAAGCCGTTGTGACAAACTTCGAGGATGACGATGCGGCCGTTGATTGTGATGGTGCGTGTCACGGTCCTTTCTCCATCCTGAGTCTTAGGCAGCAACCTTTTGCTTCCACTTTCGGCGGGCAGTAGGTGCGTCCTGTGGAATTGCTGGGACCGAATAGGCTTCGGCCTCGCCCCATCCTTGACGCACGCGCTGACGGCCGCGTGCGCAGATTCGGCATTGACGCCATTGGTCTTTGCCGTGGCGAACGCCATGTTCGGCGTAGGCATGTCCACGAGTGCAGTGAGTCTTCTTCTGGCAGAAGACACGACCCTTTGAGCTGGCGTCGAGCAAGTTCTCTTGTCGCGTGCCAATCCAAAGATGATCAGGGTTGACACACTTCCTGTTGTCGCAGCTGTGACAGCAGTCCATGCCCTTTGGCACTGGACCCTTGACGATCGTGTGCATCATTCGATGAGCAACAATCTGTTTGCCCTTGAATGTCACCCAGGCATACCCGCCAGGCTCACGGACCGCTCCGGTCCATTCCCAGCACCCACTTGCAACTTTGTTGATGCGTTTCATCATCCGCTTCAGCATCAGTGGAAACGCGATCTTGTCCGGGACGTCCCGGCCGATATGCGTTTCGTTTGCTACAGTCGTGTTGCTCATGGCAGTTCGTGGGACTTAGGTAGTCGCCTTGGCGATGGCAGCGCGGGCGCGCGTGATGAAACAATCATCCGCGTGCAGGATCAGCGTGCAGTCCAAGTGCTCAGCACCGCAGAACTCGCACGCGAAGATGTTATTCGCGGACGGCTGTGAGCCGCGCCATCCGATCACGGGATCGTCAGTCGGGCCGGTCAGAAACTGCAACGCCTCAAGCAGCTCCGGCGCGGCGGCGATCAGCTTGGCGTTGGCTTCGGCTTCGGCAAGGCTCACCGGACGGTTGTCGCCGATATCCAGGTCTTCGCCGGAATCCCAGAAACATTCGCAGACTTGGCTCGTCCGCAGGTAATAGTCAGAGCGCCCGTCGTTTTGCCAGACCGCAGTGACGGCGTCGTCTTGCGTGTTGACGCTGTCTGCGATCCACGGACCCGGTGTGTGCTTGCTCATGTTCGTTCGCTCTCTGAGGGTGCGATGAGTCAGTAGACCCGCGCGTCACGCAGTCGCTTCGCGTTCTTACGAGCGCGCTTTGCTTCGGCCGCTGCCAACCGCTCGGGATCGTGCTTCCAGTTGGGGCGGGAGCCTGCAGCTCGTGAGCGTGAAGCTGCATGCATCGCCCCGACACCGAGACTGCCCGCGGCGAGCGCTGCTGCTATCGTGAGCGCGCCTATGTGTGATCGATGGTAGTGACGCATTGAAGTTGTCTCGCTCTATTGCTTCGCCAGCTCGGCCAGGAGGGCGTCTGCTGCACGCCCGGCTACACCGGCGACCTGATCCCAAGTCACATTGGTCAAGCCCCAGCCGGTGCTGTCGTTCTGTTGAATCGGTCCACCAGGGTTTGCAAGCAGCCCCTGCATCGCCATCGCCGCGAACAGCTCGCGCTTGGTGAGGCCGGGCGCGCCTTCGCACATAGGCTCGCCATTGGGGCCAAAGATGCTCGGTATCGCGAATGCGTGTGAAGTTGCGTTGCTCATGTTCGCTCTCACGCTCTATGAGTTGGCCATCTGAATCAGCAGATCGCGAAAGGCGATCGGTGTGGCGTTTCGAATCTTCGTCTTGTCCTTGCCGCCGACCATTGCGCAGACACCGATGCGCCTGGCCTTGGTGTAGCCGTAGCGCTCAAGCGCAACCGGGTGCAGTCGCTGCTCACCGCGTGTCCAGTTCAATTCGGGCAGTTCGGTGTGGACGGCATACAGCCAGGTTGGCTTGCGGGACATATGGCCGTAGTGACCTTGCTCGACGTAACAGGTGTAGCCGGTCGTGAAATGGCCGCGCTCTGCCGGCATCCAGCCTTTGTATCGTTCCGGCCGGTTCAGCCCGAAATATTTCCAGGCATGACTGTCGGCCGGATGCTCCAGCACGCCGCCATAGGTGCGCACGGCTTTCAGCGCCGCCTCGAAACATCCAGCATCGTCACCAAGCTTGTATTGATGGGGCTTGCGGGTGCTTCCATGCCAGAAGCGGCCCCATCGCTGACACGGCGGGTGTGCAACGACTCGATGCGGGCCGGCATATAGCCGCGCGTCGCGCTGCTCATCCCAGGGGTCCACGTTGTCGAGTCCGAAGTACACGCCGTTTGTCTCTACAAAAAGTGCCGCGATCATTGAGACAAGAAAAATTATTTGTTACCGAGTCGACATGAGTCGCTTCTGTACGTAAACCGTGCGGCCGCCTTGGTCGTAGCGATTGCATTGACCGAGCCGAATAATGTGAACAATTCCTGCGCGGCGCATCCGAAGAAGCAAAGCCGCTATATGCGTCCTGGTCATGACTTGCTCCCGATAACTTCCAATTCTTCCGGCAGGTAGGCCAATTCCCAGGGGATGGGGAAGTGATCCATCTCCACCACTACGCGACCTTGATGCCATCGCTTAACCGTACCTTCGGATCCAACCCGGAGAGTCTCTGGGCATTTAGGCCCAACGATTCGACAGACGCGCACCCGAGCGCCTTCAGTCATGCCAGCAATGCGTGCGTCGATCTCTGTCAGTTTGCTCATTGCTGATCGCATTCCGCCTTGATGTCTCCGATTGAGTGCCATAAATGTCTGACTCCTGATTTGTTAGCGGCTCGAAATGATTGCTTCCAATTCGGACCGGTAGGCAAAGTCGCGCGATTTGCGCAGTGACATTCCGAGTGTCTTGCGCACACAGCGGTCATGCTCGGCGTAGCTGAGATACGGAACGCCCTGCCAGTTACCACCGGACACACGTGCGTTGAGGCGCTTGTGTGACCGGCGCTTTCTGGGGCGGACTGTGGGAAGACTCGGGCTACTCGGTTCGCGCGGCATGACTGCGACCGCGTTTCCAGTACCAGCAGAGGCGGCGAGAGCCAGCGCGGCCATCATTCCCAAGCTTGAATGTGATCTCATGTGCGTCATCCCACGATCTGGAATTAGTTCTGCCGAACGCGGCGGCGATACTCGATCAGCGCCTTGTCGGCTCGCTCGCTGCAAAGCCGAATCGCCAGGTCCTCGTTGACCTTGCGCTTGCTCCAGAAATTGAAGCTCGCGAGCTGGTCGGACTGGACGCGGCTCCAGTGCTGGCTTTCGCCTCGGTTGCGGAACTTGGGTTGCTTGCTTGGCATGGGTCGTACACTACGGCCGGCCGTAAACAATGTCAACGGGGCACCGTAACTTTTTTCGATAGGCACAAAAAACCCGGCGCTGGGCCGGGTGTTCGGTGGTTTGCCTGAAGGGGTGGCTTTAACCCGTCTTCTTAGCTTTCCTGCGCTCGGATTCTATCTCGGCTAGCGCTTCGAGCAGCTTCGTCTCCGCGTAGCTGCGTTCAATGTTGTTCAGTTTGGACAGTTTGGACTGCGAGATGGCTGGGAAGGGCCAGTCAGGTGCTTCGGTGGGGGGCTCCTGGGCGAACTCAGCCTCGGGCTCGCCTTTGTCCGTCTCAAGATAGTAAGGGTTCAGCTTCAGCTTCGCCGCGATCAGGTGAAGCTTCTTACTCTCTTGGGAGCGATCGTTCTCAAGATCGGCTAGGCCTGAGTAGCTCATCCCGATCAGCTTAGCGAATTCTAACCGCTTGAACTTGCGATGCTCCCGCCACCATCGGATGCGCGGGCCAAGGGTGTCAAATTTTGGCAGTCCTGGGGGTCTAGGCATAACCACATTTTCACGGACTTCCGTAACGATGGGCCGTCGAGTTGACTCTACGGCGGGCCGTAGTACACTCGGACCCATGACCACCTGGGCATCTCGCATCACGGACCTTCGGGCCACTGGGTTGACGCTAGCTGAAATAGGCGAGCGCATCGGACTAACTGCCTCGTCCGTGAGTGACATCGAGTGCAAACGCACTTCGGAGCCCAAGGGCGGGGCGGCACTGAAACTTGTTTCTTTGCATGACTCTCTTTGTTCAAAAGCCTCATCTCGACTCACTACGAGCCGCAAGGCCGGATAGTTCCTTTTCGTTGTCGTCATCTTAGCTCCCGAAAAAAATTTGTCTCGATTCTCATGGGTCAAATGAAATCAAAAGATGTGCGTCAATTGGATCTACCGGTTGTGAAGCCGGCGGACCCCTCGGTAATGCAGGCGCACGTCCACGATGTGATTTCACTTCTTCCAACGATTCGACGCATTCCAACACTTCACAAATCGATTGAGTTCGCGCGGGAATTATCGGGGCTGGAAGACAAAGAGATATACGGCAGATCCGGAATCGACCCGGCCCAGTTTTCAAGAATGAAGTCCGGTTCAGCTTGGTATCCACAAGATGACCGCTGGCTGAAGATTCTGAACACGATGAAGACGGAAATCCCTGTCGCTTGGCAGGTGGAAGCTCTGGGCTATGACTGGTCGTCGTTGCGACGACATCAGTCGGAAACGGAACGAGAGCTAGAAGCAGCCAGGCTGCGTATCCGAGAGCTAGAGCACGATCGCGAAGTCGAGCAGCGGGTGATTGCTCAACTGATCGGTGGCCGCAAATGAGGGGGCTCGTATCCACAAGCTTTGCCATCCGTCTGCTGCTCGATGCTGGAGGCGACAGTAGTAGGAAGTCTCTGGTCGCCGCGGTGAGTGCTCTGTCTACTCCGTATGTAATTCGACCGCAACATAGGTTTAACCACAGGGGGAAACCCCTCGGCCAAAAGCGTTGCGTCGTCAATGAAACTGACGTAGTCGATTCGGCCGTTTCTTCGTTGTGTATTGCACAGTCAGTGCACTCGCCCTTTCTTTCCTCGCTCCCCCATTCGGCCGCGCTTCGGTGCGGCCATTTTTTTGAGGTGAGGTCATGAGCAACTGCCGCGACACGCAAAACGATCGGCTGTTGGAGTACTTGAAGAAGCACAAGTACATCACGCGCGCGCCAGCATTTACTGAACTCGGCATTGCCAACCTGTGGGCGAGGGCAGCCGAGCTTCGTGAGCGAGGCCATCGCATCGACGGTGTGTGGACGAGGACGAGAGCCGGCGCCCGAGTCATGCAGTACTGGCTGGTAGAAGGAAAACGGAAGGCAGCGTGATCAATCCGGAAGCACACGGCTACGACGCCGAGCTCGAGCGCCGCATCGACTTCGAAGCGGGGTTACTTGCGATCGCTCTGACACCAGCTGAGCAGACTTCGGCGTGGGAAGAGCTGAAGCGGCTCGTTGCTCAGCGCTCACCGGAGCGTATCGAGCAGATGGAACGCGAGAGGGGGCTGCGTTGAGAGAGTACGGCCGCATTCACTGCGCGTTCTGGACCAGTACCGATATTCAGTCGATGTCTGAAGATGGCCGCTGGCTGGCTATGTACCTGTTATCCAGTCCGCACACCACGATCATTGGCGCCTTTCGCCTTCCTGATGGTTATATCTGCGAGGACATGAAATGGACTCCGGAAAGGGTTTCGAAAGGGTTCAATGAACTGTTGTCGAAGGGTTTTGCTAACCGTTGCGGAACCACGAAATGGGTGTGGATTCGCAAGTTTTTGGAATGGAATTCGCCGGAGAACCCGAATCAGTGGAAGGCGGCGCGCAAAGTCGCTGCTCAGATACCTGACGGGTGCTCGTGGAAGGCTGAATTTGAAGGGTATTTCGTAGCTTTGACCGATGATCCATCCCTAGGTAATTCGAACCCTTCCGAAACGGTTTCGAAAGAGTTTCGAAATCAGGAACAGGAACAGGAACAGGAACAGGAACAGAAGAAGAAACAGAACGGGCATTCGTCGGCGGTGCCGACCGATGTGACGCAGGTGTTCGAACACTGGAAGGTCGAGCATAACCATCCCAAATCGAAGCTCGACACCAAACGAGCCAAGCTCATTCGCGTAGCTCTGCAGTCGTACAGCGCCGAACAGCTTTGCCAATCGATCAGCGGGTACAAGCACTCACCCCACCACATGGGGAAAAACGACCGGAACACGGTGTACGACGACATCGAGATTTTCCTCCGCGATGCTAAGCACATCGATGCTGGGCTCAAGTTCGCGGAGAAGGGGAGCGAGCAGAAATGGATGTAAACGAACTCGTCGCCCGACTGGAGAAGGCCAAGCGAACCTCGCGTGATTCGTGGATTGCGTGCTGTCCGGCGCACAAAGACCGCACGCCGAGCCTCACGGTTCGCGGTCTGGACGACGGCCGCATTCTGGTTCACTGCTTCGCCGGGTGTGGTGCTGCAGACGTGATGGCGGCGATAGGGCTGGAGACTGCCGATCTGTTCCCCGCGCCAATCGCGGATCACTTGCCGGCGGTGCGCCAGCCGTTCAGTGCAGCGGACGTACTGCGAGCTCTGCGGCGTGAGGCCGCAGTGGTGGCGATCGCATCGGCGGATGCGGTCGAGGGGAAGGCTGTGGACCGTGAGCGGCTGTTCCTGGCCAGCGAGCGCATCGCTGACGCCTGCGAGTACATCCATGTCAACGCATAGCCCCACCGAAGCTTCGATCGCAAAGCTGGACGCATCCAGGGCACGTCGCCTCGGGTCGATGCTGGTGACCGACATCGGCGATTTCCATGAGCCTCGGCAAGTGCTGTTCGATCTCGCGAAAGCCGATGCTCGCGCGCTGCTCGAAACGTTCACGAAATCTCGTGAGCGCTATGTGACATCGCCGTTCGATCCGACAGGGCAGAAGCTGAAGATCTATCGCAAGGGCTACACCATCTGGTCGGGATACCCAGGAGCGGGCAAGACAACAGCCTTGCGGCAGTTGATCAATCACCTGCTGTTCACCAGGGAGCACGTGTTCGTCGCGTCGCTTGAGGAGCATCCGGTCGACGTGATCGTGCAACTGGCCGGTGTTTGCTTCGGTCGCGAGCTGCCGACGGTGCATCAGTTGCAGTGGTTCCTGGACTACTACGCCGAGCGGTTAAAGATCTGGGGTGTGACGGGTGTCGCGAGCCACAAGGAACTGCTCGGAACGATCCAAGCCCTTGCCGCGAAGGGACAGTGCACGCAGGCGTTCATCGATTCGCTGATGTGCATGGACATCAACAGCCAGGACTTCGAGATGCACCGGCGGTTCGCGAATCTCATGGCAGCAGTGGCGATCGAGTCAGACATCCATCTGCACCTGGTCGCGCATCCGCGTAAGGCCGTGAGCGTCGAGCAGGAGCCCGACTTGAACGATGTGGCCGGCGGTGCCGATTACGCGCGACTCGCTCACAATGTTGGCTTCTTCCGACGTGGCGCCAATCTCGCGCATGGAAACCACCTGTCGCCGATGAAGCTGGCGCTACGTAAGCAGCGTTACAGCCCGGCGTATCACGGCGACATCGACGGTTGGTTCAATCGACAGATCCGCCAATTCAAGTTGGATCAGTTCGATCAATTGCCAACTCAATATCTGCCGCGCGAGGCATACCAGCATGAGCAGTAAGCCCCGGTGGCGCTGGGACTGGCGATGCTCGTGGTGGTATCGGAGCACTGATGAGTTTTTCCAGTTTTGGAGCAGATCGAGCCAAAGAGTCGTCAGTGCGTATCGCACGGGGTCACATGAGTAGCCGCGTCAGCCATTACAAGGGGCTTATATCGAATCGAAACAGGCGTCTGAAGTACGGAGGCTGTGAGTACGTTGACGTGTATCGCGGTGGAAACAAGGCCCGTTTGCTGACGCCGGCCGAGGTTGACGAGTTCCGTGCGCACATTCAGCGGCTCCTTGATCCATCGTTGCGAACACAGCCGCTGATGCGCCGGAGCATCGTATGAGCGAGCAGGGCACGACAAAGAAGCAGGTCTGGTACGAGGAATATAAAACCTGTTCGTGCTCGTTCATTGCACGCGATAAGACGGACCTTCCAGGCCATTGCCCGCGGCACCAGACTCCGAAGCGGCGACGTATTCGCATCCCTGATCAGAACTACAAGCCGGAGGACATGGGCTATGCAGGGTGAGCAAGTGCCGTCGAAGGATCTAGTCGCACGGCTGTGCAGCCGAGTTATAGGTGAACCAGGCGGGGAGCCGACGCCGGCCGCTCGGGAATATTTCGCCGAATGGGCCGGAGCGGTAAACGACGGATGGCAGGCTGCCGACGAGATCGAGCGCCTCCGCAAGCAAGTCGACGAGCTATCTATCCACGCCGAGAAGTGGGTGAGGCGGGCTCTGGAGCAACAGCGAACACCGGCGGATCCAGCGGCCTACTACGCCGCCATGAACCGACTGGCGTGGGCTATGCGTAATCCTGCCCTTCAGTGGAAAGAAGGCGAGACGATCGAGAGCGCGTTGATAGACGAGGCGGCGCGGCGGCTATCAACTCCCGAGCCGAACGCAGAGATCGAGCGCCTGCGCCAGCAGCTCGCCGACTGCAACCACATCATCGAGCTCCAGGCCAAGCGTCTGAACGGTGGGAAGCTGCCTGATCGCGGGCCGCTCGCTGCCGAGCCGTGCGATGCATTGATCACACTATCGATGATGATCGGCAGTGAGAAAATCGCCGAAAATTTCGGCAGCGTTGCCAGCTATAGAAAGTTCGTTCTTCAGGCGATCTCCGACCTGGAGAACCGAGCTGGTCCACCTCCGAGCGCTGATGATCTGATCCGCGGCCGAGGTGACGGGGGATGAGGCTCACCGAGCAGGAATACGCTGATCTGATGAAGCGGCGATCGACATCATCGGCTGCGCCAGCGAAGAAGCTGGCAAAGTATCGGAACGTGCCGTCGATGTCTGCCGACGGCAAGCGCTTCGATTCAAAGCTCGAGCGCGATTACTACGAACAGCTCGTGTTGCGATGGAAGGCCGGCGAGATCCTGTGGTTCGTACGGCAGGTTACGTTCGAGCTGGAAGGCGGCGTGAAATACCGGGCTGACTTCCTGGTAGTCAATCTTGGTGGTGTTGATGTCGTGGACACGACTGGGGTTATGACGCCGGCCAAGCGGGACAAGCTCAAACAGATGCTGGCCCGTTACGGAATCGAAGTGCAGGTGGTGAAGTCAGTATGAGCGCTATAGCGACAACTGAATACGATTGGCGAGTAATTGACTCCATGCTGTGGCAGTGGGGCCATTGGATTGAGGCCCATGCTGATCAGGCCAGTTACCCAAGCCGTGCAGCAATTGCCGGTGTTGTGGATGTACAAAACAACTTCAGCTGGTTCCGCGTCCATCAGTTCACAGCCAAAGGTCACAGCAATCTGATCTTCGGCGGCCACCGCATTTTGTGCCAGGACATGCCGGAACGGGTTCGGGTAACGAATCTGATGGTTAATCGACTGTGCGACGAGCAGTACGACGCAGTTCTGGCTCAGTATGCGCTGGTCTTGAGGCCGGACGGATTGAGGTTCACCAAAGAGCAGAAGGCTACTGCTCTAGACATCTCCGTCGAGGCATTGGAGAGAAGACTGCGACGCGCTCGCGAGAGATTGGTAGAAATTCTTGCAAATGCGGCGGTCTAGATATATGTTTTAGGGCACTGGTCAAAGTTATCCCCGAACCCCGCCACGAGCGGGGTTTTTCATTAGCGCCGCACCCGCCAACATCCCCGAGTTAGTCCTTAGACAACTGGGCGGGCTGCGGCCTTTCTAACCCCGGAGTCTCATGCGCCCGAACTTCACCGCCTTCATGGTGACGGTTGGCCTGTGCCTGATTTTTACTGGGACGTCGCTCGCTGCCTCGACCCAGACGCTCAGCACGGGTGTGTCGTTATGGCGGGGAACGAGCAAGCTGAGTGACTCGATGAATCGGGTTGTGGATCCGGCTACTGGAGTGCTGACCGCGTTGACGCCGGAGAACTGCCCGGGAATCCGGGATCGGATCATCCAGAAGGACGCACTAACACGCACTACCGGTACAGCGACGTATCGCTGCCAAGTTGACTTGCGAGCTATCGTAACGTTCCAGGCGAATCAAACGTGCTCTCCGCCGCGCGCCCCGGTGACTAGGCAGACTGCGTGTCCAAACGATCCGACGCGCACGTTCACACAAACCCAGACATGGACTATCGCGCCGTATCCGACGTGCGAAGTCGCGGGTGCTTGGCTGCCGGCAACACCACCGGCCGATGCATGCCCACCTACTCAACTGCCTGCACCTACAGGCGTATCAACGACCACGATCAGCGCTTCGGAGATCAAGGTTCAGTGGAACGTCGTGCCGGACGCGGTTGCCTATTCGCTGCGCAGATGTATCGGCGGGACATGTGAACCGCTGGATCGAACGCCGTTGCTGTGTACGCAGATCCTTGAGGCACGTCATACGACGCTGAGCGCGGGCCTGACGGTCAGCTATCGTGTCATTGCATCGAGAACTGCCGACTGCAGTACCCAGCTCGGCATTCCGAGCGCAATTGTCACAGGGACGACGGCTACGACAGCAACCGTGACTGATCTAGTTGTGCCGCGTGCCTGCGCCTCTCGGGTATGTGATGTTAGCTGGACGCCAGAAGGCGCAGCCGACGGGTTCCGGATCTTCTACAGCCGTACTGATGGCATTTGGGCGAATGCCCCAGTGCAGGTGGCTGGGTCGGTCACGCGAACGAACGTCACCATGCCAGAGACGGGCATTTGGTACTTCGCCGTCAAGGCGTTCATCGGCGGAACTGAAAGCCCCCTGAGTAATGTCGTGGTACGGGACGTTCAATGAGAACGGATTACGTGCGCCAAGCCCTGATCGATAGCGTGAGTCGACAGGACGCGATCGAGATGATTGCCGGAGCACTACGCTCGGCGCACCGATTGTGTCATCGGCGCAAGTTTGGTGGTGCCAGTCTGGATTTGCTTTGGCGGCACATCAACGGGGTCGGGCCTGGTCGACGTAGCGCGTGAATGGGCATACATATTCTGCGCTCAACCGCGTTGGCTGCGGCTGGAGCCGGTAGCGCTTGGGAAGATGTGACAGTTGGTTATTCGAGCATGCCCGCGCAGCTCGGCGGCACGGACGGCCGCAAGGTCCGGATGGATCTCACCGGGACGGACTGGGGCACTCAACTCGGGACCGGCGCGTCGGCGACACGAATTGTTGGCGGTGCTTACGACGGTACTGATTCGATCCGGCTGATCCCGCCGACGATCGACGACAATTACGCCTGCATCATGCGGTTCTTGGACCTCAGTAATGGGGGCACTAAGAATGTTTCTCAGGTCAATCTCGGCTTCTGCATTCGCTGGGGTTCGAGATATTGGGATTTGGGTCACACGGCGAAGGTGACCGGAATTTTGGGCGCAAATACGCTGGGCGACCTTGGTGTATCGAACGCACGATGTGGGTTCTTTGAAGCGTTCAAGGATGCTGGCGGTGGAGATTTGCGCCGCGTTCCGTCGGTTACTTCGACCACTCTGGCGAGTTATCACGAGCCGGAGAGCGGCTATTTTCAGGACACTGGCCCTGATACTGACAAGCTCTTCATCCTGGGCAGCACAAGCAATCACGCCAACAATCCGCCGCTCATTGCGACGGAGTGGCTGTATTGCGAGCAAGAGGTTGACCTGCGGCAAAACCGCGGCAACACCAACGGTAGGAATCGCTTGGATGTCTGGGCGCGTGACGGCTATCTAGGGTTTCTCGACATCGAGTTGACCTGGAATCCAGCCTGGGATTTTAGCTACCAGTACGGCGGGAGCGTCGAGTACATCGGCGGCTACTGGAATCAGCATGCAACCGCCGACGCGAACAACTTCGTCGAAGTGTCGCATCCGATCGTGGCGGTCAATCGAGCGAAGGATCAACGCATTGGCCCGCCGACTGGTTCGGTAAACTTTCTCACTTGATGATAGTGACCTTACATGGCTAGCCTGCTCGGAACTCCAGCTACAGCCACTGGGACGAGCACAAATCCTAACGCTGCCGTAACGATTGCGAGCGGCGCGAATCGAGGGGCGCTCGTATTCATTGTGTGCGCGCTCGATACGACCACGGTAACCAGCCCTGGCACGCTCGGCGGTCAGTCATTGCAGTTGGTGGGTGACTATCTAAACATCCACTGCTATCGGGTGATCAATCCGACGGCGGGCGCAACCACTGCCAGCGCGACGATCTCACCGTCGGACGATTGGGCCATCCATATCCATCCGATGCAGGACGTGGATCAGGTCGACCCGGACGATACTCCGGTCACCAACACAAACACGGAACAGACGACACTCGAAGCAACCGTGACATCGGCAACGAACGACCACGTCGTTGCCTGCTCAATGATGATCAGCTCAGACATCGCGCCGTCCGCCGGCTCGACACTGTCGACCGAGCAGGAATCGATTATGGGCGCGTTCCGATCATCTATCGCTGTCTACAAGGCGGGCGCATCCAGTGTCTCATTGGGAGCCAGCACGACCTTCTCGGCGGGAGACAACATCATTTTCGCCGTGAACGTACGGAACGCAGCGGGCGCTGTCGCCGATCCTGTGCTAGGCCGTCGTATCTACGTGATGCCATGATCATCCAGCAATATCTATACGATCCTCTGACGCCAGATCAGCGCGCGCGATTGGAAGAGAGGATCGCGTTGACTGAGCAGATGCATGACGAGCTTGCGCAGGAGCTGCGCGCATCTCTTCTTGACGAGCGTGAAGCCTGCACGCCGCGGCTTGTTCCTTTCGATCCACGTATCCATCAATGAGCATCGGCACGCCCTACACACGCGGTGCAGGGTACTTTGTCAACAACGTCGGCCTGGTTCGTAAGCAAGAGGCCGATGTTCGAACCTGCACTCACTGCCAAGCGGTGATTCTGATGCAGACGTGGAAAGCGGATGGCGGTTTCTGTGGTCGGTGCATGGCGCCGATCTGCGGTCAGTGTGCTGATCGCATGTTGACGTATGGGTGCGAGCCGTTCCTAAAGAAGCTTGAGCAGGGAATGGAGGCCCGCTATCGCATGGTTCAGTTCTCAAAATTGGCGGGACTCGACAGACCGCCGCCGGGTTACTCCCCGGCCATCATCGTCGGTGGTAAGTAACTAGGAGATGTGAGATGTCAACTTTCGGAGCAGAGCGAGGCGGCTTCACGCCATCGACCACGAGCGACAACTGGACGCTCGAAGCCAATGCGGCGGGCGAAGTCGGTCTGATCAAGATGTTTTCGTGGGGTGGCCGCGGTACGACCTCGACGGGTTATCGCACGCGTTGGACTCGTCCGACGACTAACCCGACCGGTTCGGCAACTGCGATCACAGCTGGTAACGGCAATCCGACCACCGCTTCGGTTTGTCAGGCCGTTTCCGTCTATGCGACGACTCAGGCGACGTTGGGTGCCGATCCCGCCGGCAACCTGTTCGCGATCGACTGGAACGTCGTCGGCGGTGGTGGCGCTATTGTGCTGCCGCTGGGCGGTGAGTGGATGGTCGTGAACTCCGCTACCGCGGGTCACGGCTATATCAGCTGCCGCAATGTCGCGGGCACGGATGCGAGTTTGTCTTCGTACGGGCTCACTTGGTCGGAGTGATCTGACGATCGTTCTCTGATGGCGCCCCTTCGGGGGCGCTTGAGGGTTTCATGGCAACAACCGGTAACGTTTTCGCAGGGACAGGCGAAAACAATGCCGGCATTGGGGCCACGGCATGGACATCGCCGACCAGCGTTACTGCCGATGACGGCACGGATGCCACGTGTAACGCCGGGGCGTCGAGTCAATATCTCGTCGCTCGCAACTTCGATTTCAGTTCGATTCCGAACGAAGCGGTTATCACTGGAATCACGGTGCGTATCGACGCATCGGAGCATTCAGCCGGCACGGAGTCGCTAAATGCTCAACTGCAGGATGCATCAGGAACGCTGACGGGCAGCTCTCAAGCCCAGACCATCAGCGGTACGACCAAGGCCGTCTACACCTACGGCAGTACCACGGATGTTTGGGGGGCGACGCTCACGCCGGCGGTCGTCAAAGACGCAGACTTCGGTGTTCGCTTCTGGTTTACGACTTCGCATGACGTACGTCTCGACTACGTCACGATGGCGGTCGAATATCAGTTGCCGCCGACGCCGACGACAAGAGCAGCAGCGCCACAGCAAACAGTTGCGCGCGAGCGGGTGGGCTGCGCTGTTGCCTTTCTGGCAGCCGCGGCGCATATCCCAGCACCACCGGGCACCGACACGATTGGCTCGGCTCAGTACACGAGCGGCACGCATCAAGCGGCACTTGCTGAGCGGCAGTCAAAGCCGTGGGTTCGACAAACACCGACTCCGCTGATCCCGGCAGCTGCGGTTGCCGATAGCCCGGCGACACGGGTCGTCATCACGCTGCCGCAAAGAGCAGGCGAGCGTGCGCCGCAGGTTTGGCATGCGCTGATACCTTCGGATGTGATTCGAGGGCGGCTGCTCGCCACAGGACCGCAGTCGGTAGCCACACCGCAACCAGCGATCACTAAGTCGCTGATTCCGGCACCTGCAGTACTCGATAGTCCGCTTGCTCGGATTGTCACGACGACTCCGCAGCGGGCCGGGGATCTTCAGGCGAGTATCAGCAAAGCGCTGATCACTGAGCCGGTTGTTGGTTCTGATGTCATTGGTGCGGCCAACTACACGGTTGGCACTCATCGGCCGACGCAGGTTAGGCCGGCGATATTTCGAGCGCTGATTCCAGCTGTTGTCGCTGGGACAGATGTCCAGTTCACTCGGCTGATCACCGCCGCGCCTCAGCGTGTGCCGAGCGGCTCAGCGCATGTCTACGGACAACAGCCGGGCGATATCGAAGAGCGCCTGTTCTCGCGCTATTACGAGGCCGACCAGCAGATTGGTCGGCAGCCGCAGCCGTACTTTGCAAAGCCGAGCATCAGCGGAGCGCCGCCCGATGTTCAACTTGCGCGGCTGTTCGTTGCTACGCCTCAGCGCGTACAGCCTGGCCAGGCGCATGTATATGGATATACACCGTCGGCGGCACCATCGAACGATGTCAGCTTCACCAAGCTGATCAGCGCCGCACCTCAACAGGTGCCAAGTGGATCGGCGAGTATCGTTCGAGCTCGGATCGACGATACAGCGCTGACGAAGACGCTGGTTGTCGCAGGGCAAGCCCTCCAGCAGTTGCAGCCCGTCTTCGCGAAGGCGCTGATTGATGCGCTTCCGATCTCGACGCTTCAACCGAAGACGTTGCAGGCTGGGCATTGGTCGTGGCAACAGCCCCAACCGGCGCTGTTCCGATCTCAGATCGAACCGCTGCCGATTACAGCACCGAACGCGCGAGCGTTCTATGCATATCAGCAGGTGCTCGATCAGCGTCCGGTCCAGTTCTTTGGGCATCTGGTTGTCGAGGCGGTCCTTGCAGACAAGCCGAGCAATCGGTTCGTCACGACGGTCCCTCAATCGGAGGGCCGCAGCACATCGCAGGTCTGGCATGCCCAGATCAGCGAGGTCGCATTCGGTGCGCGTTTCGTGTGTGTGGCGCCACAGCCGGCCGTTACAGTCCGAGCCTGGGTCGAGAGCCCGCCAACTGCATATCAGGTGCTCGGCACCGATACAGCGATCGGCACATTCGGCTTCGCCGATCAGCGCTTTGTCCCGATTCAGTACGCGATCGCAAGTCGCATTTCTGTGTCGTGGCAAGTGGCCGGCGGCAGAGTTGCGACATTTGAAGCGAGCTTCGACGACGTATTCTTCGACTCCCAACATGACGACGGTCGGTTCGATCCGATCGCTTTTGATGTCACCCAATTCGATGCGAAGGAAGCATGAAGATCGATTACACCTTCCCTGATGCGGTCAAGGATCCGGCCGCAGAGAAGAAGGTTGAGTTGAACCTGTTTCGCTTCTGCGCGAACTACTGGCGCTCCAATGAGCTCGTTTCGATGGGCGAGTACGTTCGCCCCACAAAGGCGACAGGCTTCTCGTATCAGGTCACAACGGCGGGTACGACGGGCGATCGTGAGCCATCATGGCCGACAACCTTGGGCGCCACGGTCAGCAGCGGCTCGGCCACATTCACGTGTGCTGAGGCCGGATTGAATGGGCTCAATGCTTTGAGCGGCCCCTCGGCAGTGTCCGATCCCACGGGAATGACTGTGACTGGGGTCGCAGTGAGCGAATCGACCAAGCTGATTGCGACCTACCAAAATGGGACGCTCGGTCAGGACTATGATGCGGTGTTTACCTTCACGCTCAACGGCATCACGCGCGTGGCCCGGCAGAAAGTGCTGATCAGGAAACGCTGATGGCCGTCGTCACTTTCGATGCATCCCAAGTTTTAAAGAACGTAGGCAACCTGCCAGGCGCTCATCGTCGTGCTATATCGCGCGGCTTGAATAAGACGGCCGCGAATGTTCGAACTGCTGCAAGTGTAGCCATACGTGCTAAGCGCTCCCTCTCTGCAAGTACAGTGAGGAAGGCGCTTGCGATAAAACAAGCGAACCCGAATCACTTGGTAGCTACGCTCTCTGTGACAGGTCGCCCCATTCCACTCAAGGAATACAAGGCCAATCAGACCAAGCGGGGCGTGACCGTGAAGGTGACACCAGGGAAACCCAAGCTTGTGGGGCATCGAGGCAACAGGGCTTTCATCATCGCCAAGATAGGCGGGCATGTGTTTGCTCGTGAGGGTAAGGGCAGGCTGCCAGTCAAGAAACTCTATGGCCCATCACTGCCCGCAACCTTCTTGCAAGAGGAGGTGCGCCGAGCCTGGACAACTGCAGCGCAGGATGCCCTGCCGAAGCGCCTTTCTGAGGAGATCAAGTTCGAGTTCGCCAAGCTTGCTGCGAAGCGAGCAGGCCGATGACCGCTGCGTGCAGTGCGATCAGTAAGGTGACACGATGCGTTTTGTGCGATGCGAGTAGTGACGCGGCGCGGGATGCGGCTATGCACCATCATGACGCATCGCGGGTCCTTCCTGTGATGCGCCACACCACGGGCGCCACGAG